AGTCTCAAGTTTATTTTTGATCTTGTTGAACTTTTCCAAAAACTCATTGTAGGCAATTGGATTATTAGTCCTAACTGACTGCATAAGTTTCTGATTATCGGTCAACCAAGATTTGTAGCTTCCAAGATGAGAGACCTTATCAAGCTCGGATAGTGCTGTAGTTAACTGTTTATCTTGCTGCACAATTGCAGCAGATACTTCTTCAGCACTTGCTATTCTGTCATTAGTTAAGCCAAGCATTGCTAAAGCTCTTCCAACCGCAGAAGTCTCAGCGTTTTCCAACGCAGAGGTTTGATTAATTCTACTTGCTGATCTTAATTCTTCAGCTAATCCAGTAGAAACTAATTTTCCATCAATAAATACTTCAGCTTTAACGATAACTTTTTTATCGTCATGAAATAATACTGATGTTGATATAGCAGCTGTTGTTCCTAGATTTCTTCTAAAGATACCTATTCTAAGTGCAACAGTAGCATAATCGTTATTGTGTATTTTTATAGTCTGTCCGTTAAGACTTTTTTTAAAGTCGTTAATGCAAGAGACTAATTTATCATTAGACATATATAATAACCTCCTATTATGATTGATGTATAATTGATTAGTGTTGGAGTAATCATCTTTTGATGTTGCTCCATAATTCTTTAGCTTCTTTTACAAATTCATGACCAATGCTCCAAAAAAAAGGATGGTTAAAATCAGGATCTGTATCTGCAATTAATTCTTCAAGGATTGCATCTTTATCGTTTAGGTGTGCATATCTACTAAGTAATCTTTCTCTTCTGACACACGCTTTAACTAATTGATCGTAATAATTTTCTAAATTTTTTGTTTCTAAATCCGCGCAGTTTTCTTTCGTAAATATTTGAAAACCATCCGCAGACAAATAAACTAAACACGGATAACAAGGAGAAACATGACTAAAAGAAACCGCGTAGAAGCTTAATTGCTGCAAATGGTTTAATAAAGGAGTGGACGGCAGTTTTGGTGATGAGAAGCCACGACTGCCATCCTTTTTTATCTTCAATGGTTTTGACCAAACTGTCTTTATTTCCAAGACCGAAAGGAACGGAGCAACATTAGGTGTTGACGCTGAAGCACCTCGCGATGCCTCATTAAAATCTTCAAAATGAAGATCAGTTCTACCTACAATAGGTAGTTGAAGTCTGTTATCTATGTGATTGATACTATCTTCCGCTGTTATTCTTTTTGCAGTAGCAGCACCAAGTTTATCACACGCTAAAAATCCTTGTTTAATAGTTAAAGGTATAGTTTCTTTATATTTTTCAAACTTATCTCTATCTTTATCGTTAACTGGATTGTATTCACAAAATTTATCCAAAGCTTTTTGTATAGCTACATCTTGCGTTAACTTTTCGTTTTTTTGTGGTTGTAATTTTTTAGTTAATGGATTGTGTTTCCAAATATTATCTGAGTAGTGCCATTGTAGAGCATCATTAACCGCAACACCAGCAGCCATGTTTGCATTGCCTTCAAACAATCTTCTTTTTGCTTGATCGCAATAAACATATCTATAAAGAAATATTCCATCAGGATAAGTTGATGATGTAGGTGAGTGATGATTAATTCCTAAACGTGAAAAATTTGGAAGAGTTAATTCTTTTAAAGGATCGTCTAATTTTTTTGTATTGTTATTCATAGAATTACTTTTATTCCTATGAATAAAAAGACGTTAAGCCAGTTAGGCTAATTTATTGATTACTTGTTATATTTGTTTAAGTGGCTAATGTTTGCAGTTTTGCTAGTTTTGCTAGTTTCTCTTGATGAGAACATTTTAGATTTAATCCAATCAATAACAGCTTTAATTGGGTATAATATAATATTTCCATCTTTTAAGAATACTGGACCTCTTAATTCACCAGTAGAAATACTCTCTTCTCTAAGATGTTTTAATGTTTCTTTTGATATACCAAATTCTTTTTCTACAGCAGCTGGAGTTAACATTTTATTTAATTGATGCGGAAGATAATCTTTAACTATATTAAGCACGTTTTTTCTCTTCTCTTTTTAAAAATTCAGGAACAATGATGTCGTCATTGTCATTTGCCAGCAGTCCTTGATAACCAAACAATTTTGTTTTTAGTATTTGTTTATTTTGAGCTTCAATCTTAGTTTCAAGTTCCTTTATTTGATCTCTTATTTTAGCTGTTGCATCTTCTCTTTCTTTTCTAATTAATTCGCCAAGCTGTTGAACTTGTTTAAGATTTTTTGATAAAACTTTATCTGCAAACATAGCAATTGGATTTGTAAATGAAATTATAGGTGCAACTATATCAGGCGTAATATTATCGGCTATAATTTTGTTTTGCGCTAGTGGATCAGGATTTAATATAATTTTTTTTGTTCCAAATATTTGATATATGCCTAAAAAATATCTGTAGTAACCACCTAATAATGTTTTACTTTTATTTTTTGTTCTAATCATACAAAGTTTATTATTAGCAGTATCTGAAATTGTATTTGTTTCGTAATAATAAGCCATAAATCCGTCATAAATACTTTCAGGATCATTTACTCTTATAGCTTTTATGTCTAATCTATAAATATCAGATGGACAAAGTGTAACTTCCATTTTAGACCTTTGATAACATTCGCCTTGATTTGATAAAATTTTTCCTTGAGAATTTTTAACATTAGAAGAAAATCTAACATTAGACCAAACAGTTATTGTCTGAGGCTCAAACATTAATGAAGCTGGAGCAACACCAAGAGTTCTAGCATATTCTATAGCTTTGCCTTTTGATAGTTCTCTATCTCCTTTAATGTGTTTGTATAAAGTTGATAAAGAGTTTTTGTCAGCTACATCTTTAGGATCAATGTCTTTTGTTAAAAATAAATCTTGTAATGGACTTTCTTTAATTTTTTCTTTTGGTAAATCTAAATGTTTTACAAATTCATTAATTCTTTTATCAAGGCTCGCTTCACTTTCTTTTACTGCTTTTGCAGCTTGATCTTTTATTTTTTTTGTTAAGTTTTTAGTAGCATCAACTACTGATTTTCCAGTTATCCATGATGGAAGTGTTTTATCATAAATTGGTTTTCTACAAAAAGGATCGTTCCAATTATATTTACCATCATATTTTGCTCTAATCCAATTATCATTTAATAAATCTAATTCGCCAGCACTTAAAAATTTTTTAGCTTCTTGATAAACTTTATGCTCAACACCATTCATGGCTTTTCTTCCTATTCCATTAGGACTATCATAAAAAATATCTATTCTTGCAAATGGTATTGTTTTTAATGTTTTACCTGGAATTTCTCTATGAACTACAATTCCATTAATAATTAATTCTTGTAGCTCGTATTCTTTCTTAGTCCAAAAGGAAACAATATTTTCATATCTAATATGTAATCCTGAAGAGGAATTTTCTTGAAGAGGTGTTTTTTTCATTAATTGAAAACTCTGTTTGCATCCTCTTCACATATATTTGGCAAATACTTTTTTATATAATCTTGATATAATTTTTTTATATTTGGCTCTCCACTCCAATTAAGAAAGTCTTTTCCACCAATAACCATTTGGTCGTCTCCGCCTAAATTATTTAAAACTACTACATTTTTAAGTTGTCTTAACAACATAGGAACTCTCCAAGCTATAACTTCTTTATCGTTATTAAGAAGACCTTTAAAGCAGTCTTCTATATTTTTGCCTTGATATTCATGAATAAAAGTTTTTGATTTTTTACCAAAGAAAGCATCATCGCCACTAAAGTAAAATTTACACGTAACATTATCTATTTTATTTTTATTTTTCATAAAACTGTTATAGGACTTTTGGATAATTTAATCAAGTAATTTTGTCGGAAACAACAAAATAATTGTTTTTTTTGTTGACTTTCTATCTCTATCAAATAATGGCTAAAAACATGGTAAAACAAGTGTATTTTAACGATGTAAAATTTAGTAAATATAGCACTTGGCATAGACAGCAGCATAATTGCTTGAATTTTAGCGATATTGACCAGGTTTCTAGCTGTAATGCTTGTTTAGAGCCACTTTTTCTTGTTGAAACGGTGTTTTATAACCAACAAAAACTCATAAAACCGCACAAAATAACGAAAAAACTAGCTGAAATGGCTGGTATTCCAGCATTTGTACTTTGGTATCACTGCGTAGGCGATATGATGATGTATTTTTACGTCAAAAAAATAGCTCCTGATTATCCTGGCGGATATTCGTCTGAGCCTAAAAGGATTTCGCCTGACCAGTGGCTGCAATTCCTAGAGCATAAGCAAGCCGAGCATTTTCCTAAATGTACTAAACAAAATTTATTTCTAAAAAAACTTAAAGAAGATCCAAGAGCCAATAGGAGGAAAGCATTTGCGTCAATTTTATATAAGTGATCCAAAGATATTTGAGCTGGATATGTCTGCATTTGATTTCAGATTGTATGAGTATTTATGTAAGAATTATGATCTCAAAAGATTAACTCCGTATGTGAGAATGGTGGATTGTGCGGATAATTTCTCAACTCCGTTACCAAAGATTAAGGAAGCTCTACAAAGATTATCTTTAATGAATATTGATTATAAACCATTAATTACACATAAAAATTTTACTTACTTTGATATGCCAAGATATAAACATTTTCTTGAAAGCATAAAGTTTCGAAAGAATTATACAAGAGCTGGCTGGTCTAAGCTTAAACAGAATGTCAATAGTTATAAGAATGGAGCTTATGAGTAATTTAGCCAAAGTTTTAGAAGATGAAATAATAAGCTTAAAAAATCTTGTTTTCTTGATAGACGAAGCAGCTAGAACAGAAAGATTTTTATCCAAACCAAGACATCCTGGAACACCGTCAATGTATGATTTATTAATCACGTGTTACGATAAAAAGGATATAGGATATTATGAGAAAGCTTTAGTAAAACTTAGAGCTACACCAAAGCAGATAACGCGTTGGGAGTTCGCAATAGAGGCATTATTAGCCATAGAGAGCGACATTTCCAAAGATCCGATGTTAGACCGTCAAATTATTTGGATGAGAGCTAATAGGTTTAAATGGACGCAAGTTGGAAGACATTTTGGATTTAACAGAATTTCAATCAAAAATAGATATATGAAAGTCCTAACTGCTTTAGTAAATAAAATAAAAAAAAATCATAATAAGTATTGCAAACTTAACAAAATATTGTACTTAATTTGATATTCTTAAAATAAATTTATAAAAATAAATCATCCTATAAACAAAGTTATAACATAGTAATTGAAAATCTATGCTGGAGCTGTATAATCTGTTTTATAGCTAAGGATATAAAACCGTACTAGAACGGATTTAAGTTTTATTTCTTTTTTCTCTTTTTTTCTTATTGCCTGATAACTTAGTTTAAATTTAAAAATCCTAAATCCGCATATGGCTGGTAGACAAAAGAATAGACTTAAATGTCAAACTATAAATAAACAAAATAAATTACCTTGCAAAGCCAAAGGTATTTTAATGAAGAATGGTAAAATCCGTTGCCGAATACACGGAGGCTGGAGCAGCGGTGCAAAATCATTAAAAGGTAAGATTAAAAGCTTAAAGAACTTACATCAATTTAAAAACTTGAATGACGAAGAAATTAGAACTTACATCACAAATAAGCAACGAAATCGAAACGATGCTAATGAATGGAATGCCTTTGACGCAGATCTGTCAGAAACCTGGATCGCCAAGTCTTAGCAAAGTTTATGAGTGGATTAGAAAAGATAAAGAGTTCGCAGACAAAATACTAACAGCACGTAAGATAGCTGCTCAAACATATTTAGATAGAATGATTACTGAGCTAGAGAATGCTGATAATGGTAATATTGGAATTATTAAAGAGAAGCTTCAACACTACAGATGGCTCAGCAGTAAGCTGATTGCAATTTATGGTGATAAGCAACAAGTCGCAATAGATCAAAAGGTAGAGATCAAGTGGTCTGATGAAGATAAGACTTATGAGAATGAAATGAGGAATGTGAGTGAGAGTGTTTAAGAGAGCGGTAGCTTAGGTGCAACAAACACAGTTCCGTGCGTGTCATGAGGTACGAAACAAGAACATTAAGTTAGAATGTTAATGATAATGTTAACTTTCTTTAAATTAGTTAGAGTTTGCGTGCGGAGTAGGTGGTTTATCAAACGATTATCGAAATTCCTAGAGGAAAAATAAGGTTTTTCTGCGAGGTACTATACCGTCAAAAGTAGCCGCCAGGTCCTAATACATTAATCATCGGTCAAACACAGGCACAAACAAATGAACAAGCTAAAGCTCCTAGACCTCTTTTCAGGAATAGGTGGTTTTTCATACGGTTTGGAAAGTACCAATGGTTTTGAAACGATTG